ATCGGAGGGTAAGACACTGTCTTTGGATAACATAAAAGATGCCATAGACTCGCTTCCGAAGGTTCCTTTCCATGTTGTAGAAGGACATGTCAGAGGGGACGAAGAAATGCAGACGATCAGAAATAGGGTTACAGAATTTTTCGACAGGAGAGAAAGAAGTTTCGTTACCTCTCTATTCGGATTCAAGATCGTTGCAGATCGGACAGTGGCACCAGGAGAGATGCACATCCATTGTTCGAATGGTGAAGTATATGTGGTAAAAATAAATGACTACCTATGAATAAAAGACTGAAGATTTTCAAGAGCCCCTGGCACACCGCTCACGATCATGACCTGATCATGGCTCTTTCGGACATTGCCGACTTCTCCCTCCTCATCAACTACACAAGACGGTGGGACGACAAGAACCGGCCGCTCCCAGAGAATACGGAATGGGTGACGCACTACGAGAAGGGAAAGTACGACCTGGTCATCCTGAACATCGATCAGCAGTGCTCACTACCGGGAATCAATAAGGCCGTCCTCACTCAGCAGATGAAGGAGGCCGTCCGAAGTATCGACCAAGAGGTGCCTATCGTTTTCATCAATCACGGGACACCGGTATACCCGGAAGCCTTCCCAGACGCCTCCAAGGCCACGAATTTCGTCTCTGAGGAGCTTCGGAAGCAGATCCTCGCTATCGTCGGGGACGAGTACATGGTCGTCAATTCTCACCAGGCGAAGGAAGAGTGGGGACACCCGAACTCGAGAACGATCATTCACGGCATGAATCCGGACGAGTGGATCTATTCAGAGGTGAGAGAACCCAGGAGCTGCACCTATGTCTCGCCTGCCGGTATCGGTGACAAGTACTACAACCGATCTTTCCTCATCGCCGTCATGGATAACCTGAAGGAGAAGTACGGGATCATGCACCAGTGGATCGGAACCGCCGGATGCTACCAGAACAAAGGAATCAAGGACTACAAGGAATTCATCGGGAAGAGCCTGATCTATTTCAATCCGACCTTTGCCTCTCCGATGCCGAGAAGCCGAACGGAAGCCATGCTTTCCGGGTGCTGCATCGTCACCACGCCGGAACACGATGCCGCCAGTTTTATCCAGGACGGAGTGAACGGATTCATTGTCCCATCGAATGACCCATTCTATGCCTCTGAGGTGATCGCCAGACTCATCAAGAACTACGAGATCGCCGTAGAAGTCGGTAAGCGTGGGAGAGAGACGGCTCTCAAGATTTTCTCTCGGGAACGGTATCGACAGGACTGGGTCAATCTACTCACTGATCTCAAAATCTTATGAAAAACGATGGAATGGATACACACATCATGACGGAAGCAGAGATGCCATCTTTCACTCACGAAGCGAGAAAGACCGTCGGCTTCATGCTCTTCGAAGCCTATCTCCAAAGGAAGAACATCGGGAGCTCCCGGATCCGTGGTCATTGGCTGATCGACCAGATGCCGGAAGCGGAAGCCTTCGTTCAGGGGAAGGAGTACGAGACCGTCATCTTCCAGAAGGTCTATTGGAAGGAGATGGCTCGAGCGTTCAAGGGGAAGAAGATCCTCGATATCTGCGACCCGGACTGGCTCGACGGATTTGAGATCGTTTCGTTCCTGAAGGAGATGGACGCCGTGACCGTACCGACCCAGGCTCTCAAAGACTCGATTCAGAAATTCACCACGCTACCGATATTCCTCATTCCTGATCGGGTGAACATGAAGGACATGCTACCTCCAAAGCAGCACGAAGGAAAGGCTACGAAGGTCGCCTGGTTCGGATATAGCCACAACACAGAAGTCCTCGATGCCGCACTCATGAACATACGGAAGCTCGGTCTCACACTGAAGATCGTCTCAGATGGAGCCTACGCCACCTCTGAATGCAAGGTGGAGAATGTGAAGTGGGATCCGATGACCTGGCAGGAGGAAATTCAAGACGCTGATTTTTGTCTACTCCCGGAGAAGCTCTCCGGACGAGCCCTATTCAAGAGCCCGAACAAAACGCATCAATCCTGGGCTCTCGGTCTCCCAGTGGCAAAGACACTCCAGGATCTCGAGCGTTTCATGGATCCACTCGAGCGTCAGAAAGAAGCCGAAGAGAAATTCAAATGGATGCAGGAGAATGGCGATGTCACGAAGAGCGTCGAGGAGATGAGAGAGGTTATAGAGTCAATAAAAAAATGAGTATGACCGAGGAAGAAATTTTGGTGGTCGACAGAATGAAGAAGTACGGGGGGAGCTTCGTGAAAGCTCTCGCTGAATGTTTCTACCGTGCGGATCCTATAAATTTTCAGATTCTCAAGAAAGCCTTCTCGAAGTATTGGGAGGACTATTCCAGAGAAGATGGATGCTGAAAAAGAGTATGCGGATCATCATCACCGACCATGCTCGTGCTAGAATAGTCGAAAGAGTGGGGTGTCGTCCGGACAAGGTCGATAAGATCATCTTCAAAGCCTGGAAATTCGGCACTGATCCGCTCCCTTGGTTCCTCGAAAGGAGAGAGGTGAACAAGCATCACGACTTCACTATCTACAAGGTTTTCATGGGAGGGGCATTCGTTTTCGTCCCGGAGAATGAAGACAGGAGCAAGCTGATTTTGACAACCTGCTTACACTACGATCATAGATTCAAACCAGTACTCCCCCGGATGACTCCCCCACCGAAAAAATGGCTTTAAAGGCCGGTATGGGGGCAAGTGTACACCCCTAGACACAATAGGGGAGGGGTGTTAGAATGAGAGTATCATTCACTAAAAACACCCTATGGAATGTGTAATTTGTGGAGTAAGGATAGAAGGGAAGTCAGACCGTTTCTGTTCCCCTAGACACGCAAAAGTATGGCGGCAGAGGAAGTATAGGCAAGATAACAAGGACAAAATCAATGCCTACAAAAGGAAGTACTGGAAGGAGAGGAAAAGAATTTCCGGATACTTTGAAAGGTTCGTTCGACCGAAGTTTATGAGGGAGAACGATGCTTGCCTAAAATGCGGTACCAAAGAGGACATACAGGTTCACCACATAAGGTCACTCGGTAATGGTGGGGACAACAAAATCGGAAACCTCATGACCCTTTGCCGGAAACACCACAGAGAATTCGAGAAGCTAACAGAGGGATTCTTCAAGTAATATGGCTATCAAGAGGAAAAAGAAGAGAGACACGACCATAGTGGATGTCATGGAACAGACCGGCTTCGTGTATGTCCTCTCCTTCGGGGAGATCTACAAGATAGGCCAGACCTGGAATGTGAAGACCCGGCTCAAACAGCTCCAGGACATGAATCCCTTCTGCCGAGTGGTCAAGCAGATCGAGCTCACAGGGTACACCATAGCCGAGAAGCGACTCCACGAATTTTTCCAAACAAGACGAATCGCCGGGGAATGGTTCAAGCTCACAGAGAAAGACCTCGAGAAGATCCTCCCGTACCTTCGGAAGCCGGGACTCAAGCACCGGATCATCTCAGTCATTGAGCACGGAGAGAGAGCCTATGTCCACAGCCCACAGGAACGGATCCGGATGCTCGAGGGACTGAATGAATCACTCGTCTCAGAGAACCGATCACTCCGCTACAAACTTCATCAAGCATTAAATAAAAAACATTATGAGCCAAGAGAAACCAGAGGAGAAAAAAGAAGAGAAGAAGACTGATATGATCACACCAGGATCAGTCGAAAAGTCGTGGATCGAGGAAGCAATGCAGTGGCTCGCTACCCCAAAGGATAAGCGGTACCCGGCCACCGTAGTCGACCTCTGTGAGAAGATGGGTGTCCAGAGATCTACTTTCTACTGGGAAATCGAAAAGCCTGAATTTCAACAGAGACTCCTCAAACGAATGCTCTCCGGTGTGAAAGATTCCGCTCCTGAGGTACTGGACAAGCTTGTACAAAACGCCAAAGAAGGAGAAACCAAAGCGATTGAGCTCTACATGAAATATGTCCTCGAGATCGCCGAGAAGGTGGAACACTCTGGATCACTCTCCGGACTCTTCGAAGTGAACATCTCGAAGGTGGCTCCTACCGATAAACCAAAAGAAGAAAACAAGGATGCCTCAGATAAATTGGGAACAGACACTCAAGCAAAGTGATGCCTGGGGATTCCTCTTCGACAAGATCACTGAAGAGCTTCTGTTCGGAGGTGGTGCAGGAGGAGGAAAGACCCGGCTCGGGTGTTCATGGCTCATCATCGTCTGCGGTATGTTCCCAGGGACTCGGTGGCTCATTGGACGCTCGAAGCTGAAGCGGCTCAAGGAGACGACCCTCGTCACCTTTTTCGATGTCTGCAAGGAGTGGGGTATCGAGAAGGACAAGCATTTCAAATACAATGAGATTTCAGGAACGATCACCTGGAACAATGGATCCGTCATCTTACTGAAGGATCTCTTCAACTATCCTGCCGACCCGAACTTCGACGACCTCGGAGGTCTCGAGATCACCGGTGCCTTCATCGACGAAGCGAACCAGGTGAAATACAAAGCGATCGAAATCGTGAAGAGCCGTTGCCGGTACAAGCTCGACATGTACGATCTCATCCCGAAGATCCTCATGACCTGCAACCCTTCGAAGGGGTGGCCGTACACTATTTTCTACAAGCCATTCCGTGACGGTGTGCTCGAGATCTATCGCAAATTCATCCAGGCTCTCGTGACCGACAACCCATTCGTCTCGAAGACCTATGTGGAAACTCTTCGAAAGATTCGGAACAGTGCGACCAGAGAGCGTCTCTACAAAGGGAACTGGGAATATGATGATGACCCCGGGACGATGTTTCCCTACGATGCCCTCACCGACATGTTCACCACCAAGGCCAAGGATCAGACTGAGAAGTGGATCACGGCCGATGTTTCAAGAAAGGGAGAGGACAAATTCCCGGTGTTCTACTGGGAGGGTCTCCAGGTCAAGGAGATCGTCGTATTGCCTCTCGAGATACGCCGGGACATCACCAAGGCCTCAGAGTGGCTCATCCGGTACGCTGATAAGAAGGGAGTCCGCCGGATGCACATGATCATCGATGAGGATGGGGTGGGTGGCGGCGTAGTAGATACCGTGAAGTGCATCGGATTCATCAATGGATCCAAGGCCTTCCAACCGAAGGAAGCGGCGGATGACCCGACGAAGAAGGTCTCCTATGCCAACCTCAAGAGCCAGTGCTATGACAAGCTCTCACTCCTCGTCGAGTCAGGTCAGGTCGGTGTGGACTACCCAGGGGATGATGAGGTCAAGAACAATCTCATCGAAGACCTCGAACACATGAAGCAGGTAGATGTCGACAAGGACACCCCATTCCGGGTGATCGGGAAGGAGGCCATCAAGGAAGAGCTCGGCCGGTCTCCGGACTATGGCGACTCGATGATGATGAGAATGTATCCGCTCGTGAAGACGAAGGATGTGGAACCGGGCTTTCGTGAAATCTGAGAGTAGGGGTATAATGTTGTCAGATTTTCCCTTCTTCATTCCTCCGAAAAAACAAAACTCTATGATCACAGAGCTCGAGCAAGAATTCTTCTCGGAGAGAGAGGCCAAACAAACGCCAACACCAAACATTGAAACGAAAGCGACACAGGAGCTCGGTGAACTGATCTCTCCTGTTTTTGCTGAGGTACCTCCGGCACCGAAGTCCGGGAAGTACCTAGAGGAAGGTCTTCGCTCGTGGGCGTTCATCGCTATCAGTGCCATTGCCGATGAGATCTCATCGATCGAACTTTCCACATTCAAGCGTACCAAGAAAGACGACTGGGTCGAGGACACGAACAATCAGATCCTCAATACCCTGAACTACCCGAACCCGATCCAGACCAAGGAAGAGATGCTCTGGCTCACCGTAGTCTACCTCCTGGCTGAAGGCGAGGCTCCTTTGCTTTTGAACAATTCCAAGAACCCGAGCCAGATGGTGCTCATCAATCCGAACAAGTTGAAAATAAAATTCGAAAAGGATCAGATCATCTCCGGGTATGTGTACCAACAGTCCAACGGACAGATGAAAGAAATCGACAAAGATCTCGTCCTCTTCCTGAAGATCCCATCCGTGCACACTCCTTTCCGTGGTACGGGACTCATGAAGTATATTTCTCAAACACTCGACATCGACAACTACATCGAGGAATATCTGCGGATGTTCTTTTTCAATGATGCGACTCCCGGATCCGTACTCGAGACCGACAAGGAACTTTCCGAAGTGGCCTATGCGAGACTCGCTACGCTTCTCAAGACCAAGCACCGAGGCGTGAAGAGGGCTCACAAGAACCTGATCCTCGAGGGCGGACTGAAGTGGAAGGATATCGGCATGAAGCTCTCAGAGCTCCAGATCAAAGACCTCTCAGACGGTGTCCGTGACAAAGTCCTCGCTGCATTCAAAGTGCCAAAGTCAATCCTCGGAATTGTCGAGGATGTGAACCGTGCCAACGGAGACACGAGCGATAGAGTCTTCGCCAAGCGGTGCATCCGTCCGAAGCTCAAGCTCATCCAGGCTCAGCTCAATCAATTCTTTGTATCGAAATTCTCCGATGGCAAGAGCTACTGGGTGGAATTCGACAACCCGGTCAAAGAAGACGAACTCATCCAGGCTCAGGTGGACAACATCTATGTGACCGCCGGCATCTGGACGAAGAACGAAGTCCGGGCTCGCATGGAAATGTCTCCGCTCGAGGAAGTTGCCAAGACTGATCCGACCGCTACCGATCCGACAGAGAAGCCAGAGCCTCCGGTGGCAGTGGATCCGAACGCACCGACGGATGATGGAACCAAGACGGTCGGCCGCAAGCACTGGAATCCGGTGATGATCAAGCGGTACAAGGATCAATTCAATCAAGAAGAGAAACCCGAGGAGAAGTCCAAGGAGGAGGATGGAAATTCTTTCGTCGATGTGATGAAGGACTTCCTCAAGCAGAAATCCAACCGAGTCGTCAAGAAGCAATTCACCACGCTCGAGATGGAGGACTATCACGAGAAGAAGATCTCATTCACTGAGAAGATCGAGAGCGACTATGTCCTCGTCCTTCAGACCTATTTCAAAGAGGTGGAGGAGAAGATCGTCGGATCTTTCAAGAGCTACAAAAAGAAAGCCGTGAAGTATAACCTCGACGATGATGAAGAGGCTGAGATCATGGCTGAAATCTCCATCCCGTTCCTCGAGGACACTATCCTCAAAGAGTCGGCTCTCGCCTACGCTTTCGTCGGTGTTCCGGATCAGCGTATCGATGATCAGGACAAGCTCGTCCGTCGTTTCATCAAAGACCGAACTGTCAAACTGGGTAA